TGACCCGGGTTCCCGAATGGGCCGAAGGACTGCCGATTAACTGCGAGGTTGGGATAGGCAAAACCTACGGAGATTGTTGATGAAAGTTGATCAGAAATTAGATTATTCAGCCCATGAATTACAGGCAAAACACCTTATAAAGCAGGCCCACGACTTGCTTTTAAAAGATGAATTTTTACTAGCCGCTTCCACTATTGACGTAGCGATTGTAGAATTAAGGCTCATGCGTAACGCGGTCAAAAGCCACATTAAAGAATGAGCAAAACGATACCTTGGTCTTACAGCAGCATCTCCCTTTTCCAACAGTGTCCTAAGAAGTATTACCACTTACGGGTAGCCAAGGACATTACCGAGCCTGAGACTGAGGTACTGCTCTATGGCAAGCGAGTCCATGAGGCGGCTGAGAAGCACGTGCGGGATGGTGAGCCGATACCCCCTGAGTTTGAGCAATTTGCCCCGGTCATACAGAAGTTAGCCGAGATGCCGGGAGAGAAGTATTGCGAACACAAGATGGGCATCACGGAGCGCGGTGACCCGACAGGGTTCTTTAGTCCTGACGTTTGGCTGCGTGGGGTGGCTGACCTGATCATCGTGAATGGGGACGAGGCACGAATTGTTGACTATAAGACTGGGAAAAGCGCAAAGTACGCTGACACTAAACAACTTGATTTGATGGCGTTATGCACCTTTGCCCACTTTCCACAGGTCAACGAGATAAAGGGTGGGCTGCTCTTTCTGGTCTGCCACGATCTCATCAAAAGATCCTATACAAGAGAAGATGTTTTTGGAATAATGAGAGACTGGACTTCTAACTATTCTTGGTTATCAAAGACTTTTCAAGAAAACGTTTGGAACCCACGGCCTAATTTTTCGTGCCGGAGTTACTGTCCAGTATTGAGTTGCGTTCACAACGGTAGAAATGTATAGGGACTAGCCATGCCTTACGTAAACAAAACCAGACCGTATAAGAAAGAATACCAACAACAACTCGCCCGGGGCGAGCACGAGAAACGTATGGAGCGGCAACGAGCCCGGAGGTCTTTAGATAAAAAAGGCACAGACGGAAACGGCAACGGTAAAGCGGATGCCCGGGAGGGTAAGGATGTTCACCACCGCAAGGCCCTGTCCAAAGGTGGTTCTAATAAAGATGGCGTAGTAGTGGTTTCCCCTAGTAAGAACCGATCCTTTAAGAGGAACTCCAACCACCAATTGGTGTCTGAAGTAAGTACCAAAGAACGCAAGTCCCGTTAAAACAACCCCCTTGGGCGGGTAGCCCATGCTGAGAGCCTATGCAACTTGTTGAAAACAATCGAGCCTTGCTTCTAAGGCTCAAGAATCCTGACCCCGTTTTAGCCACGATACCCAAGAGTAAGTTGCTATCCCAAGAGGGAGAGATCAGTCACGTGCTGGTCAAGTGGGGTTTAGAGGAGTCCCAACTCCTAAGCAAACTACGAATCAAGAATGTCCCTAGCCCAATCCGCAGGGACTACAAATGGCCCGGGTTCCACAAACCCATGATGCACCAAATAAGAACTGCATCTTTCTTAACATTACATAAGAAAGCGTTTTGTTTTAACGAGCAAGGCACGGGCAAAACGGCCTCCTGTGTATGGGCGGCTGATTACCTGATGAACATTGGGCTGATCAAACGGGTGCTGGTTGTCTGTCCCCTATCTATCATGGACTCCGCTTGGCGTTCTGACTTGTTTACGTTTGCCATGCACCGCCGGGTAGACATAGCGTACGGCACACCCAAGAAGCGCAAGAAGATCATACAGGGCGATGCTGAGTTCGTAGTGATTAACTACGATGGCGTTGAGATTGTTCAAAAGGAGTTACAGGAAGCCGACTTTGACCTAATCATTGTTGACGAGGCCAATGCTTACAAAAACAACTCAACCCGTAGGTGGAAGTGCCTCTGGAATCTGGTCATGCCCAAGACTTGGCTATGGATGCTTACCGGAACCCCGGCGGCACAGTCCCCCGAGGATGCCTTTGGGCTGGCTAAATTAGTCTGCCCCGAGCGTGTGCCTAAGTTCAGGGGGGCTTGGAAAGATCAGGTTATGCTAAAGATCTCTCAGTTCTCTTGGATACCCCGCAAAAACGCCGTGTCGCTGGTCCACGATGCCCTACAACCGGCTATTCGATTTACCAAGGATCAGTGCCTAGACCTGCCCGATATGGTCTACACAACCCGAATAATCCCCCTGACTGCCCAGCAGTCCCACTACTACAAACGCATCAAGACCGACATGCTGGTCAAGACCGCAGACGAGCAGATCACGGCGGTTAACGCTGCCACCGTTATGAACAAACTCCTACAGTTGTCATGCGGCGTGGTGTATTCCGATAGTGGTGAAGCGATTGCCTTTGATGGCAAGAACCGTTTGGACGTGATGATAGAGGTAGTTAGGGAAACTACTAATAAGGTGTTGATCTTTGTCCCGTTTAGGCACGCCATCGAGGTGGTGTCGGAGACTCTGACCAAGGAAGGCATCAGCAACGAGATAGTCTCAGGCGCCGTCAGCGCCACCAAAAGAGCAGAGATCTTTAAGAAGTTTCAGCAAGAGCAAGACCCCCGTGTGTTGGTGATCCAGCCCCAAGCGGTGGCTCACGGGGTGACCCTGACTGCCGCAGATACCGTGATTTGGTTCGGCCCGACCATGAGTTTGGAGACCTACTTACAGGCAAACGCCCGGGTACACAGACAGGGACAGGTCAATAAGACAACCGTGGTGCATCTCCAAGGATCGGGGGTAGAGGCACAGGTCTACAACGCTCTGCGAAGAAAAGAAGATATTCATTCAAAAGTCGTGGAACTTTTTTACAATGCTGTTGACAAAGTAAACAACAGTAATGAAAATGGTGAAACAAATGGATAACATCGCAGCCGACAAACTAGCAAAGACGTACCTCAAGATGAGAGACAAACTGGAAGAGATGCGTCACGAGTTTGAGACCCAAGAAGCCGATCTCAAAAACAAGATGGAAACGATTGAGAGGGCCATGCTTGAAGTCTGCAAAGTCACGGGCGCAGACAGTATCAAGACCCAGTTTGGCACGATCATCAAGTCGGTCAAGACCCGCTACTGGACTAACGATTGGGAGTCTATGTATCGGTTTATTGAGGACCACAAAGTACCCGATCTGCTGGAGCGGCGCATCCATCAAACCAACATGAAGACTTGGATTGAAGATAATCCCGGTCTCTTGCCACAGGGGCTTAACAACGAGTCCCGTTATTCTGCAACCGTAAGGAGAAGCAAATGAGCGGAGAAATGACGCTTTTTAAGGGCAATCTGCCTGAGTATCTCAAGAACCGTAGCCTCTCGGCTACAACCCGTGCGCTTATGGGTACGTCCCAGAATAAGCGTATCTCCATCCGTGGCGGTGTGTTCCGCATGATGGTCGGTGGTCAAGAGACTGCCAAGTCTGACGAGCGCACAATGCAAGTTGTTATTGTAGCGGCGGCTGAACATGTTGGTCGTACATACTACGAAGGGCAGTACGAAGAGGGTGAGCAAGTTCCTCCGGCTTGTTGGTCGGCTGACGGGATTCGCCCTGATGCAAACATTAAAACCCCGCAGTCACAGACCTGTGCAAACTGCCCGCAGAACATCGCTGGCTCTGGTCAGGGTGACTCTCGCGCTTGTCGTTTTTCTCGCCGCCTTGCCGTTGTGTTGGCTAATGATTTTAACGGTGACGTGTTTCAATTGGTGTTGCCGTCTAAGTCTATCTTTGGTAAAGCCGACAACAATAAGATGCCGCTTGAAGCCTACGTGAAATATCTGGCTGCACACGGCGTTAACGTGGAAGATGTTGTTACAGAGATGCGTTTTGATACCGACAGCGCAACACCCAAACTTACTTTCTCTCCGGTGCGTCCTCTGGAAGAGCACGAGCACAATATCTGTTCACTCAAGGCACAGACTCAAGAAGCCAAGAACGCTATCACTATGACCGTAGCGCAAACTGATGGCGTAGTAGAAAAGCGTCTTGCTGCCCCCAAGGCCGTGGCTAAGACTGAAGAAGTAACAGAACCAACTAAGCGACCTACTAAGAAGCAAGAGGAAGTGCCCGCCAAAGATGCGGCAGCCCTTGTGGATGAGTGGGACGACAATTAAGTTTTGGGGGAAAGCAGAACAACTCGCTTGTGTTATGAGCATGAGATTTGGTTGTTGTACACCTGCTAGTACCCCTCCCCCTTCCTACCCCTAGGAACGCCATCCATTAGGTGCGGCTCAACTCGCGTCGGGCGAGGTTAGTGGAACCCGACACTTTTTCTTTTACTGGGGATATATCGTGGTTGGCTATACCTTATCAATTATTAATAAAAATGCTGAGGCTGACCAATCCAAGATTGGTGTTCAGTTAGGCAGGATTTGCATATCCAAAAACGTACCTGTCCAGATCGTGGCTAGTTACTTTGGTATGACGAGAAGCGGAGTGTATTACTGGTTCAGTGGGGAACGAGAACCTAGAAAAGTGGCGGCACAAGAGATAAAAGACTTCATACAAAATTTAGCCGAGTGATGAGATGCAAGAATTTTTACGAGCCATTCTTGCCGGGGAAGGACACTATTGCATTACGGGTCTGAAGAAGAACGATCCGCATCCAGCAATACAGTCGTTTTTTGACAAGTTAGAAGATACAGACCAAGCAATCAAAACCTTTCTCGCAGAACGGAGAGATGTTTACTTTGCGTTGGCTACATTCAAAGATCCTAATGCGGCCAAGCCTCGCGCTCAGGAAAACGTAGTTTGCATAAAGTCGTTATGGGTTGACCTAGACTGCGGTGAAGAGAAAGCCAGAGCGTTAAAAGGCTACACCGATAAAGAAGCGGCGCTTCTTGCGCTAGAAGAGTTCTTAGATAAGACCAAGTTGCCAGAACCTGCTTTGGTAGATTCGGGTGGTGGGATACATGCGTACTGGGTGCTGGATCGGGAGTTATCCCGTGAGGAGTGGCAGCCCCTTGCCGATGGACTAAAAGAGTTATGTGCCAAAGAGGGTTTACTAATTGACCCCGCCTGCACGGCTGATGCGGCACGGATTCTTCGGGTTCCCGACACTTACAACTTTAAAGAGGAGACGCCGAGGCAGGTTCGGCTCCTGTCTCCTCCTGACGTAGCGTATAGCGTAGACATACTAAAGTCGGTACTGCCTGAGATAGCACCTCGACTGCTTGCGCCTTCTAGCAATAGAAAATCTGTCAGTGCTTTAACTAAGGCGCTAATGGGTAATCAAGTATGTTACTTCAAAAATATCATGCTGCGTTCAGCCAAAGGCACTGGCTGCCAACAATTAGTTCACATTTATAAAAACCAACATGATCGTTCTCAGGTAGACTACAACATGTGGCGAGCGGCTCTCTCAATCGCGGAACACTGCGAGGACAGGGATACGGCAATCCATAAGTTATCCAATAAGCATCCAGATTATGATCCTACGGAAACAGAAAACAAGGCATCTGATACTCGGGGAGAGGGGAAGGGTCCCTATCTTTGTACTACGTTTGCTGAATTTAACCCGAACGGATGCGACAACTGCCCTAACGCCGGAAAAATTAAAAGCCCTATCATCTTGGCTAGAGAAATTGTCGAGTCAAAAGAAACCGAAGTCGTAGTTAAAGAAGAGTCGTCGGTCGGGGTCGTCAATGAAATAACCTATGAGATCCCAGAATATCCAGATCCATACTTCCGTGGTCGCAACGGTGGCGTGTACCGCCGAGCCAAAGACGAAGATCAAGTCTTAGTCTACCCGCATGACCTCTACGTAGTGCAGAGGATCTATGACCCCAACGAGGGCGAGAGTGCGTGGATAAGACTGCACCTACCAAAAGACGGTGTTAAAAACTTCACAGTAAGCATGGCTGCCTTGTCCGGGTCAGACACTATGCGAACGGAACTTGCCAAGCGTGGGGTTATCTCTATGGCTTGGAAAGAGATTCAAAACTACTTAATAAGATCAGCGAGTGAACTACAAGTGCAAAAACAAGCGGAAGTTGCACATCATCAATTTGGTTGGACAAAGCGTGGCTCCTTTGTAGTTGGAGACATGGAGTTAGAAGGGGGCAAGCGAAAGTACGTACCCCCCACAGTCACCACCTCAGACATGGTGGATTGGTATCACGAGAAGGGCAACCTTGAAGAGTGGAAGCGGGTGTTCAATGCGTACGGCAGAGAGGGTATGGAGTTACAAGCATTTTCTGCATTAACCGGCTTTGGCGCCCCACTGCTGCAGATTGCTACCGCCCATAAAGGTATTTTGCTAAACCTGATTCACAAAGACTA